AATGTATCAACACCAGAGGCTGTAAGTGTAGGAGCCGTAGCAGCCGCCCAAGTTACACCACTGAAGAATGTTACAGCGGCAGAGCCACCGTTAGTCAGTTCCAGCACAAATGCACTTACAGATCCACTAGCAGCCGTGTTAGCCACTGTCAATGTAATGATTCCTGATATTGTCTTGGTAAAGTAGTTGCCGGTAGCTAAGTCAATCTCGGCTGCCGCCATCGCCACTTTAGTTTCTTTAACACCAGTCAATGTAGGCTGGGAGGTAGGAGCCACACCTGTTAATGTATTGTCAGCAAAGGTAATGGTCTTGTTAGTAAATACTTGAGAAGCGGCTAAAGTAACCTCGCCTGTCTCGAAATAACCTAAGCCCGTCCATGCGGTAACGCCATCACCTAGCTTAATCTTGTTGGTATCGGTCTCAATTCCCATCTCCTTCTGAGCCAAGGTTGGGTTTGCTGTTGTCCATGCAGAGGCTGTGCCGCCGCGAAGTTGAATAATACTAGACATTAAGGATTACCTCCGTTGTAGTTTTGAGCAGTTAGATATACAGAATCAGGAGCACCACCTTCAACATCGGCAGCAAACTTAGAGTCGGCTTCTGTCTTGGTGTAAGTGTTAGCTACAGCGAATGCGCCATATGCCACGATGTCAATAATGTCGCCGGTAACAGCACCTACAGCTAATACTATGTCTGTTCCACTAGTAGCCGTGAAGTCAGTTGCCGTTTGTAACTTAACACCGTTCTGATATACATCTACGAAACCAGAGTCGTAAACAATAGCATAAGTTGCCTGTCCAGATGTAGCAGTGTACACTTCACGGGAAGTAGTGCCGTTAACAGCAGATCCGGTAGCTTTCCAGATAGATCCTGTGTATACGCGTTGTTCATTAGCTGTGGTATCAAAGTATTGTGCTCCGGTTATAAGGGCATCACCATCATTATCGACAGAAGGGCTACTAGACTTAGCACCCAAGTAACGGTCATCAAAAGCATCGTAGCTGGCAGCAGCGGCTGTAGCAGAGTTAGCAGAGGCAGTAACAGCACCTGTTATGCTGGAGGCGCTAGCGGCAGCGGCAGTGGCTGAACTAGCAGCTTCACCTGCCTTAGTTGTCGATATACCAGCCTGAGTCGTTGCTGTAGTGGCTTGAGTACCTGATGTAACAGCACTGGCAGCAGAGGCGGTAGCAGAGGTGGCAGCAGCGGTCGCTGAAGAGGCAGAAGAGGTGACAGCACCTGTAATGCTAGAAGCGCTGCTGGCGGCTGCTGTGGCTGAATTAGCGGCATTGGTCTCAGCGGTCTCAGCATTGGTTTCAGCGGTCTCTGCGTTTGTTTCAGCCGTCTCTGCATTGGTCTTAGCGGTTTGAGCGGCTGTCTTAGCTGTCTCAGCGGCTACGCGGTCGGCATCAACACCGGCTTCACTAGCAGCAGCGGCAGAGGCAGAAGCGGAGGCAGCACCGGCACTTGAGGCAGCAGCGTCACGAGAATCTTCAGCACGAATGGTTAAAGCTGTAACAGCCGATATTGACGCATCATTGGTTGCATCACCACTTCCACCTGAGCCACGATAAATAGCCATATCATTCTTCCTTAGTTGGTTTCTTTACTACGGGTTGTTTCACAGGAGTTGCTGGAATAACCTCTACGTACTCTTCATGTGCTCTCATTTGCTTAATATCATATTCGGAGGTAAAGGATACTTCAGACCCACCCCGTATGCATTTAAATGTAACCATATATTCTCCTTGTTTCTTTATTACCCTAGATAAGATAATAAAGAAAGGGGACTCCCTAAGGAATCCCCAGTTACTTAGGCAGCTAGTGCGAAAGTGATAGCAGCTTCATCACGCAACTCTTTAACGCCGTAAAGCATATCAGAGGTGAACAATGTGCCAAGGTACTCTTGCTTGTACTGAGTTTGTGAGCGAACGCCCTGTTGCTCGGCCAATACAAAGGCTTCCTTGTGGAACATCATACCGATACGGCTAGTAGTCGTAGTTGCGGTATCACAGTTGGTTGACACATATACTGTCATACCGTAGACATCACCGATCTTGCCGTTGCGGATAGTGTTACCACCACCGATTTCACCAGTAAATGCTTGCTCAGTGAAACGAGCCAAACCCATCATGGTGTTACGGGCAACAGGAGGCAATACCAACACGCGACCGTCCATTGGTACATCAGCATCGTCCAACGCTTGGATCATCTTGCGAATACCAGCATCAGTGATTGCATTACCAACGTTAGTGCCGTCAACATAAGCTGTTGAGCCGTCACCAGCCAATACAGCGCCGTTGTAAGCAGCAGTACCATTACCGCCAGCAGCGCCACGACCCAACTGAACCAAGTCGGTGTCGACTTGTTTAGCTAGAGCGTAACCAGCATCGCCGGTGTAGAACTTACGCATTGAAGACAAGGCTTGCACTTCCGTGATGTCCTCAATCAATCGTGAGTACTCGTAGTGCTTGTTAACCAACACTTGGATTTCAGTCTCGGTAGCAGCAATCAAAGTAACTTGTGTAGATGCAGCTTTTAAAGCAGCAGAGCCACGAGTTGGCTTTGGAATGTGCAATGTATCGCCCTTTTTGCCTTTGAAAGACATCTTAGAGACGAGATTGGCCATAACGAGGTTTTGCTTGTATGCAGCAATGATCTCGTCAGACCAGATTTCAGGGATGAACTTCGCGCCAGTCGCGTTAGTTACGTGGTTAGTACCTAGTGCCATTTTAATTTCCTTTTAGTTTGTAAAATCTACTTTACCCGACCCTCTGCATATGCTTTCATTATTTCAGGTTGCAATGCTTGATAGCGGTCAGGATTTCTCTGCATGAGTTCAATGATGTCTGCTCGACGATATGTTTTCTTAGAACTCTCGCCAGAACCTTGGTAGCTGCCCATTGAGGCAGACTTTATTGCATTAGATCTTGTAGACTTCTCGGCATTCACTGTGTTAGTTACAACTTGTTTTCTTTCTTTCCAAGTCGATAACAACTCATGTGCTGCATCAAAGTCGTATCCTTGATCGGCTCGTGAAAACAGTTCTTTCCGTACATTACTCTTACCGATCCACTCGCCGAATCCACCGTCCTGTAGGACTTCTTGGAAATCAGGGTGAGCCTGTTTGAGGTTAGCTAAGGCTTCCGCTTTAACCATCTGTTTAGAATACTGCTCCGCTTGCTTGATCTTTGGATGCTTTTCAATAGCTCTTGCAATGGCTTTATCTGGGTCTGAGAAGAAATCAATCTCTTCTTCGACATCTGGGGCTTTATTGGTGACGGTTTGAGTTCTAACAAAGTCATCAACTATCCGACGAAGTTCACCGACTTCACTCCCTTGTTTACCCATTGCCCTTTCGGCTTCTTGGTGCATACGAACAATGTCTTTAACACTCTTGTTCTTATACTTCTCAGGAATATCGTCTTCTTGTGGTTCGGGAGTTTCCTCTTCAGGCTCCTCTACCTTATCCTCTTCTTCAAAGGTATCAAACTCGTCTGGTTGAAGGTCATCACCCTCGTCTATAAATGTTGCCATCTGTGCTCCGTACATAGAATGTATTGTGGAAATTAAAATAACGCTTGTGGTTTACCCGGCGTTTTCCTTCTTCTCTGCTTGAATCTTCTCATTTCGCTTTCGTTCCCATTGCATTGCTGCTCCGGGAAAGTCGCCAGTTACGCCCTCAAGTTTAACTAGTGATTTGCTAATGATACGAATAGCAGCTTGACCACATACCTTACAATTGGTTGTCCGGAGTGCGGAGTCAATGTAAGCCTCGGTAATGTGATCGTCGGCGCAAATGAACTCGTATATGCGTTTAGTCATCTGAATCTTTCTGGAAATCCTCATAGCTGTTTTTAATAGAGGATTCATATTGAACGATTCGTGACACTGCTTCGAGTTGTCCGCGTCGATGCCAGAACTGTTTCTCATCTTGAATGGTTGTAATATCCTGAAGCATTTCCATATTGTCGGAGATATCTTCTATATATTGTTTCCACCCTTTAGTTGTGAACAGCTCTAGGAGGTTTTCATAATAATCTTGTAAGTCTTTATCCATCTCTTTTTCCTTTCGTTGTTAGGAGAGATGTTGTTATTATACCACACTTTGATCCATTTGTCAAGTGTTATTTAATAGGTTGGGGGTTTTCGACACACTACCCCCGGAGTGCTAACGGCCCTAAGGCTGTCTATTCTTATTCTGCATTTGCATTGTGGCAATTCGCTCATTACTCATAATGTCTTTATCCTTCAAAAGGAGTTCAGCCATTCGGAATCGTTGCTCCATTGCTTTCTCGTCGCCGCCGCCTGCATCTAAGTTATTAGATAAAGCAGCCACTAACTTAGCTTGAGCAATCTGAGGTGCGATCTGAGTATCTACTTGAGTCTCTTGCGCTTCTGCCCTGTACTTAGCTGCTTGAGCCTGTAGTACTTCGAGTTGAGCCGCAGCCGTCTCCGTTTGCATCTGCTGTGCTTGCTGTTGTGCTTGTTGCTGCTGTGGATTAGGTTGATTCATCTCTTCCAACTTAGCCAGCAACTCTTCACGGTTAGATAATCCCATATTGTCAATAACACTAGAAACCAGCATCGGATACATTGGGCTATCTTGACCTAAAGTCTGTAACAACTGCACAAGTTGTGTTACTTCATACTCACGGGCGATAACACCAAGCGAAGATGTAGGAATAAACTTGTAATCAGAGACAGGGTAATGGTCGGGGTCAAACTGCATGTAACGCCAAGCTGTTTTCTCAATCATGGGGATTAAGAAGCTCTCTTGGAAGTTAACTAAGGTGCGCTTGTGGCGTTTAATGATAGCGCCAAGCGACATTGACACAGCACCGGCAGCAGCCTCGCCATTGATAGAGCCGGGAATGCCAGCAGCGTCAATAGCGCCTGTAGCCATCTGAACCATCTTCTGTAATTCAGCCGCCTGAGCGAATGTTACTTGGTCGAGGTTGCCAAACTTGAATGGCTGTAAGATTTCAGCAGGATTACCGTTAGTTAAGATAGTCTTGCCGGGACGGATCTCCAACTTAGCTCCACGAGGCATACGAGTAGCGTCCATAGCCATCATAGGGTGCACTGTAAGCGCCAAAGCATCTATACGGGCACGTAGCTCAGAGTCCAACGCCTTCTGGCTGTTGTAGCCCTTCTCACAGACTCCACGACCCCAGAAACGACCCGGTACTACATCCCAAGGAAAAGCCACAATAGGGCGATCCTGCATCATGTAGGGGTTCTCTTCAATCTTGAGTAGTGTACCGCCATTAGCGACAACAATTACTACCTCAACATAGCCCTTTTCTTCTTCTTCACCGTCTTCGTCTTCGTCGTCTGTCTCGTAATCTATTTCTTCTGACAACTCGTCGCCGTCTTCGTCTAACATTGCTCTGTTAAAGATGTGACGGGGAATCAAGCCATAATACTTAGTCAAACGAACCTTGTCGTCGTCATAAGCGGTCAGTTCTTTGTCTGCTTCTAAGTCCCTGTCGGCATCAGCGTCTTCAATCTCGACATCTTTATAGATTCCGTTCTCTATACCCATCTCGACTTGGTGACGGGGAACAAACTCGTCAATAATGATACCTAAGGCATCTTCAATGCTGGAGGCGGTAGGGTCAATCAAGAAGTTCTGTGGTTGAATGGGTCGTAACTTGACAACAACACGTGGCTCAATGGTAACACCGACTGCTTGCATTGCACCTTCCATGATAGGCTGTGATGCTGGCTTCATCTCGTTAACTTCTTCGATAACCAACTCAGCCATACCTGTTCCGTAGACAGCAGCGTTGATTAAAACCTCGCCAACTGCCTTGCGTGTCTTGGTAAATAGGAAGTCTTCAGATAGTTGCTCACGTAGGTAGGCAACATCCTTGTTATCTTTGTCGTTGCGGTCGTCACGAATGTCAAACCACTTACCACGACCGAAGGTAGCCTCCTCAACCTCTGCCACTGAGCTTTCAACGGCTTGTTGGAGGGCAGGAGAGATCAACTTTGACCGCTCACTATCGCGCATCTTGTCGCTAGAGTCCCAGATACCACGCCATAGGCGGTAATATTCGTCAAACTTTTCTTGATGATTGGATTCGTAATGGTCACGCCACCTTTCGGCCTTTTCCATAACCCAATCTTCAGCCGTTTCCTTCAGATACTTCTTATCTTTATCCATAATGTTTCCTTGTAGTCGTGGCTATTACTTAGTCTTCTTTGGTGGGGCGTGTTTAAGCACCTTACTAGCTTGTGTATGCTTTTCGCCTGTCATTAAAACACCGCCTTCTTTGTGTGTTTTACCAGTGTGGACTTTACCGTTAGGAAGATAGTGTGTTTGACCCTTAGCCATGTTACTTCTTCTTAGCCGTTTTAGCCGACTTAACAAAGTCAGCCTTAGAAGGGGCTGCTTTAGAGCCAACTTTATTCATCTTCTCATTAGAGCCATCGGCAATGCGTTTCTTCTTGGCGTTAATGTTTGCGTATAATCCGTTTGTCATATTAATATCCTGATATTGCGTCCATAGGTTCGTAATCATCTTCCTCAAAGTCGAATGCATATGACACTTTAGCCAGTTGCTCGATATAAGAAAGTGCGTCAATTAAGTCATCATGTACTAGCTTGTTTGGGAACTGGAATAGTTGATCTAAGAACTCGTTATTCCAAGCCCCTTTGTCCAACTTAATATATCCATTCTCAAACCGCCCTTGTAGCGACCAAACAATACGGTCTGTCTTCTTCTTGTTACCGTGAGTTAGTTCATCCACCCTGAAGAACGTCTGTGTCCTCTTCATAATGTCTGACAGGTAAGGCATCACCGCTTGTCGTGCAATACCTTTCTCAATCCCCACGGCAACGGGTTCGTACTTTTTAACAGCATCGAATATCTTCTTAGCTGTCTCTTTTACATCCCATCGTCCATAGATGATGTCAGCAACCCACCAGCCCTTCTCATTGGCTTTAACAATGGCTATGGCTGTGTTGTCCAATCGCTTGTTCTTAACACCCTTGCTGCCCTCTTCTTCAAAGCCAGCCAAGTCAACCGCTATGTAGTAGTCGCCCTCTTTAGGTGCTTCTTCATCAAACTTAATCCACTCTTCTTTAAACAACTCGCCACCTGCCGCCTCGAAAGACGCTAGGAACTCTTGACGGAAGGAGAAAGATGACATGCTCTTCTTAGCGGCATTGATCTCTTCAGGGTCAAGTAGGGGGTTATCAAAGGAGGTAAAGTGGAAGGCTGTGAAGGTGTCGTCTTCGCCTGATAACCCGTGTTGGTACAAGTCATAGAAGTGGTTACGTCCCATCGGTGTACCTATAAACAAGGCATCACCTTTCAAGTCAGCTAAAGCGGGTCGTAGGATCTGCTCCCACACTTCCGGCTTCATATCGGCATACTCGTCCATAACAAGAAACTTCAAGGACACGCCTCGCATAGTCTCTGGACGGTCAGCACCTTTCAAGCTAATCATAGATCCGTTAATCAACTTAAACTGTAGGTTGTTAACATGACTGCTGGTGATAACACTATGACCGACTTCTAATATGGTCTGCCACATAATGTCCCTAGCTTGTCCCTGTGTCGGGGCAACATAGAACACTTGGCCTTTAACGCTTTGTAGCGCCCTCACAATTAGGAGGTACGCTGCTAACCTGCTTTTTCCCGTCCTACGTCCAGCGGCAACCACCTTGAATCGGGTAGGGTCGTTCCACACTGTTTGTTGCCAAGGGAGAAGGTCAATGTTTAGTTCTGCCATTACCATTTACCTTGTGTGTAAATAGTCTTCTTACCATCTTTCAAGGCATTCAACTTCTGCTTCTTGTTATTGTCTTTCTTATATGAACAATGAATCCATCCACTGTGCATATCGCCTTCATGATAGAATTCTAAGATAACTTGCTTGAAGTCGAGGTTGTTAGCTATCCACTTTGCCATCTCTTTGTTATCCATCCCTTGGACTTCAAAGTCGGCAGCGCATCCAAGGCAGTGGTCGCTCGTGGTAGACCCGCCAATCGCTTTGTTTAACTCAGGGCTG